CGAAGCAATGGTTGGCGCTAGGGAGTTCTTGCTTCGTTTAACTGATACAAAGGAAACACCAAGGATTCCTAGAGAAGTCAGAAGAGAAGCAAGAGCAATTATGAGACATTACCCTCCAGCACATGAGTTAAGACCCCTATTAATTAAACTTTTAGAAAAATAATTACTTAGAATAAGTAATGATTACTAAAAATAATAAATCGTGTCTGTTTATAGAAAAGCAGCAACTGATCCTGCATTCCTGGCTTTAATGGGTGGGGCGGCTGGCTCTGTTGGAGCCGTAACAGGATCTGGGATTCTAGATTTATTTAGAGGCGAAACGCACGGTTTAAACTCTGGAGAAATACCACTTAATTTTATTATTCAATATCTGGCTGGTCTACCTGCTGGAGTTGTTGCTACAGCAGCGATGGCAGATCCAGTGCTTTCCGAGGCTGTACAGAAAGGGATGACTAAAGGACTCGAAAAGATAGCTCCAGAAGTGATAGATGAATTACCAAGTCGCATGACAGGAACTCCTGAGTTGGACAAAGTTGTTGCAAAGAATCTAGAGCAGGCAGTTGAAAAGGGGACGAAACCTTTAAGTAGAGAGCAGATACTTAAGAACAGACTAAGGAGAGGAGGAGCTGGATATCTTGCGGCGGTGGGAGCTGGTTCTGTTCCTGCAATCTTGGCGATGAAAGATCAGCCAGCTCAAACACTACCTGTTGCTTAATTATGTTATTTGCTGCAAGTAGACCAGAAGTTCAATCAATGCTCGGTTTAGTAGAACAAAAACCCTTCGGTTCTGGTTGGAAACAAGAGCGTAATATGATTTGCAATCTAAAAAATCCCCCAGATTGTTTTTACGAGGACGAGCCTTTTGGTCCTTTCGGTAATGCTTTTGATACTTCCTTAAAGACGGGTTCCCCTTATCAGACACCAAGCCGGAAAGACTTTGAAGATGAAATGAAACCTGGGGAAGGAGGACCACCGTCTGATTTCAATATTCAAGATTATCTATTACCTATTAAAAAAGCAGAAGTTCCTGAAACTTGGAACGAAGGAACTGGAATTGAAAAAGGAGGATATGAAAATGCTCCTCAATGGTTAAGAGATCAGCTTTGGAAACAAGATTTAAAAAGAAGACAAGAGTTAGGTCTAGAACCGGTGGTTTCTTGATATGAATGATGTAGATAAAATTCTGGCCGCGCTGGATTCATTAATGCAATCCAAAGGTGCAGGTGAAGGAATCTGGAGAGCGGCTCAGCTTGGGGATGTGACTGCAAGAAGTTTGGTGAATAAAGCAGCTAGAGATATAGATAAATTGCAGGAAATGACTGGGCCAAAAATGTATCAAGCAATTGAGCAGGCCGAGATTAAAGCATTAGCGGAACGAGCAGGTGTTAGCGAAGAAGAGATGCTCGGAAGATTAAATACAGATGAACAAATTAATGATAGGGGTGGTACTCCAGATGATTTTCCATCCAAATATCTAGGCGAAGATGTCCCTAGAGGTGCATTTACAGATGCAGATAAGAAGTATGGATATCAATTCGACGATCCAAATGTATTAGTTGATAAAGGATTAAGTACTAAAAAAGCAGAAGAACAATTAGCAAAATTCAGAGCATCTTTAAGAGCTAGTGAAGATATTGTTGGCGGCGAACCAAGACTGGTTTCTGATAAAACTCCATCAGGTTTCCCTGCTTCAAAATATGGAGTTGGTGATGCTTTTAATCAGACATTACGTGATGAAGATTGGAACAATGCATATTTAGAAGGTAGGAAATTAGGTCTTAGTGATCGCGATGCCAAGATGGTTGCTCGGATGAAAATTGGGCAAAGTGCAACTCAAGATGTTGAGGGTAGACCAGGGGTAAGGCAAGCGATCAATGAAACTGAGATGACAGATTTGAGAAGAGCATTAACAGCACAAGCAGCCGAATCACTTGATCCATATGTTGGTCCTGATTATCGAGATCAGGCTAATTTCGATACTCCAGCAGAAACTCCAAGCACTAAAAAAGCAATTCAACAAAGTCAATCAACTCCTATATCTTCATCAGTGGGAGGTACAAGAATGGCAGGGAAATATGCCAAATATGTAATACCTTTGTTAGGAGGTACTAGTGGTTTATATCTATTAGCAGATGCTTTAAGTGATAACGAAGCAGAGCGAATGCCAGCTCCAGTTGATGAAGATGAAGCAGCAAAATTAGCTGCTGCTGAATTATTAGCACAAGCAGTTAGTTAACAATTATCGAAAAACAATTACGCAAATTAATTAAACTTAGTCAGAAGGCTGAAGTCTGTACATCCAGAAAAGAAGCCAAGAAATTGTTAAAGAAAGAATTAAAAGCTCAAAAGAAAATCCAATCCAAACAATTAACTAAATGAACTTTTACAGCGATCCAGAGGCTTTCCAATTAGCCATATTGTTCCCGTTTTTACCCCTAATTTGCGTGGCAATCGTCACGTTTATTCTTGGTTACGACACCAGGAACGATGATGACGACGACAATGACAGGGGTACCCTTCAGCCTGCTTGGGGGTATAATTAACCCGAACATTCGTCGGGCTGTAACAAATAGTGCTCCCCCCATGCTCCCCCCGCCCTGTTTTGTAACTCAGTCATACCAATGAAAATTCCCATTTCATGCCGAACTCATAACCCGAAGGTCGGAAGTTCAAATCTTCCCCCCGCCACCAATTATTAAGCCCAGTTACCGCTGGGCTTTTTTAGTGCTATAAAGGGATCTCAAGGAAATATTTTCTCGGAATGTTTTCACTTTTCTTCCCTAAACTGCACTTTTTAGACAAAAAATTACCCCCATCGGGGCTCTTTTGGGGGCCATTACCCCCAGAATTACCCCCATATTTTTCTGTTTTTGTTGATTTTTCGGGTTGTGGGGGTAGTTAAATGCCAAGAAAAAAACGACTTGCTCTTGAAAAATACATAGCAATTCAAGAATCATTTGATGATCGCTGGAGATTGTTTGCTCGAAACGACCGAGATTTTATTTACGTTAAAGAATTAGGTAAATCAAAGACGCGATATTCTCTAGCGCCTTTATTGAAATACAGTGATGAAGATTGTAGAAAAGCCTTAAAGATTGTCCAATCTAAGGGACAAGACGATTGGGTAATAGATGTTAATCAGACAGGAAATTGGACTGAAGTTAAAAGATTCGTTGCGGATTATTTAAATCGAACAAATAAAGGATCTTCTAATACAAATACACTTGGACATCTCAATAATTTAATTCTTGTAGATCCAAAATTTAATTGGGAAGAGATTAAAAAATGGTTACATCGTGAGCACAAATATGGTGATAGTGGTTTTAGGAATAAACTCGATAGCTTGACTCAAATACGCAAGGCTTTCTTTCAACGGGATTCGGAAGATCCTTCTTGGCTCACTGCAAATAATATTAGAGATGAGAGAGGAATACATAATGCTAATAAGCCAAAAAAGAAAGGCGATCAACAGGAATCTGCAAAGGTAAGAGCAATTGTTTCTAAAGAAGATGCTGAAAAATATTTTGATACTTATATCCAAAAATACCCATTAGAGGTCTGGTGCTTAGCAATGATGCTTTGCTATGGATTAAGAAATCATGAATTATGGTTTGTCCAACCGTTAAAGGATGATTTTATTCGAATACCTTGGGGTCTAACTAAATCAATTAAAGATCATGTTGTCTGGCCTCTTTATAAAAGTTGGATCAAACGATATGGATTGATGGAGAATCTCAAAGCAAACCAAAAAATTCTTCATGAAAAATGTTCTCCAGACGTGAGGGATATTCATAACCAAACGAAAAAAGCAAAGCTTGACTTTGAAGAAGATCGTGGAATAACAATGAACAATAAAAAACTTGGTGATTTTATTACTACTAGAACGATTGGTACTCGAGGAAAGATGCCTGAATTAATTGGAGATGATCCAAGAAGAGGAAAAAGAAATGGTGGTGTAAAAGTTGATGCTCGGCCCTATGACCTAAGACATACATTTGCTGTGACCATGGCAACTGATCCTGCTTGGTCTCATATCAGCGAAGAACAAACAGCCAAAGCAATGGGGCATGGTTTGGAAGTTCACCGCAGGAATTATCAATTATGGATTGACGCAGAAAAAGAAACAGAGCGCCTTATTAAGGAATTTGATCACCCGTATGCAGCATAAGTATTTTTACTCTAATTCGGTGTCTACCCTGTATATGGTGTTAAAAACGCTCTCAATGTTACAGATTGACGCTATTCTTTTCGAAGCGTTACGGAGTA